GCACATGCCAATATCGGCCAAGTGAGCTTGGATCGGAGAGTACCGGACGGCTGGCACGATTTCTGTCGTATCGGAATGATTGTCTCCGACACACTGACCGGCAGTGCAGAGGCCTTTTGGTCGCAATACGAGGCATATCGCAATGAGCGGCTCTGCGAGATGACTGAAGAGGAGCCGATTGCCAAGGCAGTTGTTGAATACCTGAGGATTAACGCCATCACGGAAGCCGTCGAAAATCCGGCGGGGGTCTGGCTGGCCATCTTGGGCCAGTTCCGGCCGACCTGTGTGTCGGACAGCCAATGGCCACGTGAGGCGCGCGGCCTTGGCGCAGCCTTCAAGCGTGCCGCCCCACTGCTGGATGCCCAGGGGATTACCTGCTGTAGCAACGGTAAACGTGGCTCGAAACGCCATTGGGTGATCGGTCCAAAAGGGCTCGCCATGCAGCATTTCTGACCAATCTGCATTCATCGCGTGTCGAGACTTAGGCGGTTACCTGCCAGTTTGGAGGGGGATTTTGGACCCGACCGGCTTTCTAGGTCGGAAGCCTACCCTGTATGCCTTTCAGGGTAGGCATGGGGCTCGTGGCCGTGAAGCTTGGTAGGCCGGCTCAGGCTCATGATGTTGGAGGCCTGCGGGCTCATGCGCAGTGGCCGGGCGACCAGCCAGTTGGATCTTCCCGGCGACCAGGTGGAGAATCAGAATCTCCACTTGGTCGCCTTCAATCGGCAATGTGCCGTCATCTAAGTAGCGCGTCATCACCGCCCAGCGTTTCCGACGACTACCCTACCCCCTCGCCAGGACTCGGTTCAGTGGAACGTGCCCAAGCTAAACTCCCGAGGGCGGGCCAGATGCCCAGCCCACCTGTCCATCAGCCAGATCCGCCAGGCAATGCTCGCTGAACACCGCACAGCGTCGATCCCTGGCCAACCCACGGCGATTGAGCCCCATACCAAAGGTTCCTGATGACGACCTCCTCAGAGTAAGACAGGAGAATCGATTGGTTACTGATTTCAGTCCGGACCGTTAGAAGCGGCGCGGCCAGCAGCCAGTCCTGGCGCTTGGCCTTGCGGATTCAGGTCTGGATAAGGTCGATATAGAGACCTCGCTGCTGGGCGACCTAGACAATCGAGATATCGTGCTATAGGCAATCTGCCACGATCCAGAACTTGAGATCCGGATGTGCCTTCACTGGACATATACAGAACGTCCACGACAAGACGACGTTCGCTGCTGCAAATCTCGTCTGTTGCCCACTCCTGAGGCTGTTTTTTCGAAAAACTTGGTGCCTAACGTCGTAACGTCGTGCTCAAAAACACCCGCCTCATCATCGTGTGGGTCAGCCGCGATGACTGCTGCCCGGCCTCACACTCCTGACAAGCACGTCTGGAAGGAACTCTGGCACGCTGCCGACAGGCCCATCGGAAATGGCGCTAGAACTAAAGTAGCAGAGCTGCATGTAAAGGTTCTGTTCCATTTTTTTTGAAATCTATATCACTCCTGTGAGCCAAACCTCTTCCGGGCTTCTACCGCCGTCACAGGAGACATGAAATGCCCCCACCCTGCTTACGCTGCGAGTCGCAGCGCGTCATCAACCTCGAGAGCGCCCGCAAACTCGGGATCGCGGCCGGCGCAATGGCCGGTACGCTCCAGGGCGCCTATGGGTCGCTCTACTCTCCCGGAAACCTGCTCTCTTCCAGACAATTTCCGCTCACCCGAGCCGCTGCCGCTGTCGTCGCCGGCGCATCAGGTGGCATCGCTGGAGCTGCGGCTGGCGATCGCCTAGTTGTAAACCTGTTCCCTCCCGGAGAAGGCATTCCCTGGCTCTGTCTGGGTTGTGGCCACGCGTTCCGTGAGTTGGCCTGACCCAGCACGACTCATCCTCTTATCCCATCAGCCGGCACTCAGCCGGCTTTTTTTCGTTCAGGAGATTTCTCATGGCACATCAAATCGAACACATGGCCTACGTCGGTAACACCCCCTGGCATGGCCTGGGCCAGCAGCTGTCGCGTCACCAGCCGCTGGAAGTCTGGCGGCAGCAAGCCGGCATGGATTGGCACATCGATGAATCTCCAGTGCGCTTCATTGCAGATGGCGCGGGCCACCTGGGGAGCATCCATTCCTTTCCGGAACAAAAGGTGCTCTACCGTTCCGATACCAAAGATCCGCTGTCGGTCGTCTCCCAACGCTACAAGGTGGTGCAGCCGGAAGAGGTGCTGGAGTTCTACCGCGATCTGACGGAATACGCGGGCTATGAGCTCGAGACCGCCGGGGTGCTCAAAGGCGGTCGCAAGTTCTGGGCGTTGGCCAAGAGTGGCCTGGGCGGGGCATTGAAGGGCCAGGACCAGGTCAACGACTACTTGCTGTTGGCTACGTCCTGCGATGGGTCGCTGGCCACCGTCGCTATGCCGACCTCGGTGCGGGTGGTATGCAACAACACCCTGTCCATTGCCGTGGACGGTATGTCGCAAGGGGTGAAAGTACCGCACAGCACCGAGTTCCGTCCTCAGCTGGTCAAGCAGCAGTTGGGGATATCTGTCTCACAGTGGGACGACTTCATGTATCGCCTGAAAACGCTGGCCGAGCGCAAGGTCAGCCAGGAGGAAGCGAGAGCCTACTTCCAGGCGGTGATCTGCAACGCCGAGGCGCCGCTGGAAGATCCCTCTAAATTGCCCAACGTCCGTGCCCTCAATCGCGTCCATAAGCTTTTCCAGGGTGAGGGGCGCGGCTCGCGGCTGTGCACGGCGCAAAGCACCGCCTGGGGGCTGCTAAACGCGGTCACCGAGTACGTGGACCATGAGAAGCGCGCCCGTGGTAATGATTACCGCATGGATTCCGCCTGGTTTGGCCAGGGAGCCAATCTCAAGGACAAGGCCCTGGAGTCGGCGCTTGCGCTGGTGGGCTGATTTCCCAGTAGCGACATCCCCACTCAGTCTTTCCCTCATCACGGCATAGCGCCCGGCCCCTTCAAAGGCCGGGCGTTACTGTTTCTGGAGATGCCAATGCAACCGCCCATGACGTTCGAAATGTGCCGTGTCCTGACCCAGCTGACGCGTCAGTTGCTGGAGGCCGGCGAACACGCAACAGAGACCCACGTGCTAGCCAAGGGCCGCGTCTATCGCGTGGCCCTGTCCCTTGAGCCGGTGCCTATCGAACAACTCCCTGACGTCATCCAACGCTATCGCTAACGGAGGCCATTATGGCAACCCCTATTCATCCCAAAACCGTCAACAAAGCACCGGTTACGCAAGCCATCCCGGACAGCACGGCGATCATCCAGGTGATCGAGCGGGCCGCCCTCAACCCTGAGGTCGATATCGACAAGATGGAGCGCCTGCTGCAGATGCAGGAGCGCGTGCTGGATCGCCAGGCGCTGATGGCCTATAGCGCTGCCATGGCGGCCATGCAGACCGAACTGCCCAGCATCGCCGAGCGCGGGAAAACCAACAACGGCCACTACGCCACTCTGGAAGACATCGTCGATACCGTGCGCCCGATCATGAAGACACACGGCTTCGCGGTGAGCTTTCGCATTCAGACACAGGAGCGCGGGATTCAGGTCACCGGTGTGCTCATGCATCAGGACGGCCATCGGGAAGAGACCAGCATGCTGCTGCCGGCCGATACCAGCGGCAGCAAGAACGCCGTCCAGGCATTCGGCTCGTCCACTAGCTACGGCAAGCGCTACGTGCTGTGTGCCCTGCTCAACATCACAACCCGCGGCCAGGACGACAACGGTCAGACCGCTGACCCGGTCAAGCTGGTCACCCCCTTCCAGGCCGGGCAGATCCGGCAGCTGATTGCCGCCTGTCCCCCGACGACTCAGGAATGGTTCGTCGGTAGGTACAGCGACGCCGAGCAGGTGCCACGTAGCGACTTCGACAAGCTGCGTGCCTCCCTACAGAAGCGGGCACAACCCAACCACCAACATCACTGACCGGCTGGCGAGGGGCTTCCCCTCGCTGGCTTATGCCGTGTCATCGAGAAGGAGAACGTCATGCAGATCCTGACACTGGAACAGGGCACGCCCGAGTGGCATGCCGCCCGTCTGGGCATCATCACCATGTCCGAACTGAACACTCTGCTGGTCAAGGGCAAGGGGCCGGGAGGCTTCGGTGCCGGTGCGATGAGCTACATGCACCAGCTGATCGGTGAGCGCATCACCGGCGAGCCCTCCGATACCTTCCAAGGCAATGCTCATACACTGCGCGGCCACGAGCTGGAGCCGGTGGCCCGCGATCTTTATCACGAATCCGCTGGGCTGCCACGCCTGGAGCAGGTCGGCATCATCTTGAACCACGGAGTCGGCTATTCGCCGGATTGCCTGGTGGATGGCAACGGCCTC